AAGCGGTTGCGAAAGTAGTCAAACTTGCGTTTGGAATTTCGAAGCCATCAAAACAAAGGAAAAGACCTTTTAAGTGGTCAATCGAAACACCGCATGAAGGTATGGCAGTATTGCCAGCTCCAGTCACGCATCCGATAGGTACATTAATTATTGCCATAATATTTTTATTTATTACATTGTTTGTTGTTACTTAATCTAAATTGAAAATTTAATAGTTGGATTGCATCTACCGAGTCATTGAATAAATTCCCCTCGCTTCCATACAATCCTTGTTTGCCGTAGAAGTAATGTAGCTTTACTTTGCCTTCTTTTAGTATGGAAATCTTTGGATTGAATTTCATACGTTCAAAAAAACGTTCCATAAAAGGGATAAGTATGGGTTTAAAGGATTTAGCATCCCTCGCTTCCGAACTCCAATCCTTTAAGGTTTTAGTGGCTATTACTATCTCGCCAACATTGATAGTCCTGTCATTCTTACTCTGCAAATCATAATCAACTGTCATAGAGTTGACAAAGAAGAACGGGTAACGCTGTGAATCGTCTAATGCTTTTAACTCGTCTACAAACTCTGTTGGGGTGGAGTATTTGAATTTGGAATTATCTAAGCACAAATCCTTTTGTACCAACTCTATTTCAGGGCATAGTATGTCTTGAAGCAGCATCATATTCCCCACGAGTTTTTAAGCGTACACAACTCTGTCCAGCCCGTTTTATCAATTAAAGCTGTAGTTTCAATAGTTTCAATGGTGTCGTACAAATACTGAAGTATCGGTTCGTTCATTGAAACCATTGCGTTCCATGCTTTGACTTGATTGTAAACTACTGAATGATTAGTAGAGTTCTCCTGCTTAGTAGTCTGAAACAAAGAGCCATCATAAGAGCCTACGTTCTCGTCCAAATACCAGAAGTAAATGTAATTTGCTATAGGGGACACTACCAATGTTGTGTCGTACAGCAAAGCATTCAAAGCTGTCCATTTAGCGTCTGTTGGGGTTGTTATATACTCAGCATAAAGTTCTCTGCCTAACAGTAGCGTCAGGTAAGCCTTTTCAAGCCTTTTTATTGCGCTGTCCAACTTAACGGTACTCGCAGAATAAACATCTGCGTTAATACCGTTATTTTGTTTCGCCTGTGGGATAGCCACTGGGTTTTGTTCGAAGTATGCCTTAGTGATAGCCATGTTTCTTAGTTTACTACGCTTTCGGTTCTTTTACAAGAGTTGCAGCACCTTTTTTCACCAACTTTCCAGCCATGATAGGGTGTACTGAATACTTTTTGTTTGCAGCCATTGCGTACTTTCCAGTTCCGATAACTTCTACTTTGTCCTGTAGATTGATTGTTTTGTCTTTTGCAGCCATAATGATAGTTTTTTTTGTTATTCGAGATATTGTTTAAATTCCTGATTTTTAATTCCTACAACCGAACTTGTGCCTGTCAGGGTATATGTCGCTTTATATTCTCGATACCTATTAGCAGTTGCGTTGGAGAGGACTATGACCGTATCATTAGTCGTTAGTTTCCAATTGACGGTGCTTCCGATTTGAACATAAGCTGATAGGGTAGACTTTCGACCGAATAAAGCAACCGCAACGTTAGTAGGGGCTGTTCCAGTAATCTTTGCGAGACTACAAGTAAAGTCTTGCGTAGTGGGATTATTCTGAGGGGCTGTAACCAACCAAACCCCAGGGGCTGCGACTGCTAAGTTGTAGTCAGTGGCTACGTTCACGTAAGTGTTCGGTATAAGTATCTGACTTGTCAAAAGAGTTTGTGCAGAAACGGCAAAACCGACCATGAAAGCTAAGAATAAAATAATCTTTTTCATCTTTGTAATTTTTTTTATTGGTTTGTACTAAAGGGAGAGTGTTTCATCTCCCTTTTAAATTTATGCTACTACGGCAGGTTTCTCGATTGCAGCCAATACAGTTGCAAAGTCTTCGTAAACGAAAGCCCCAGCATCAATTGAATTGTAATACGAGTGCAAACGTGCTTCACAGATAACCGAAATCATGTTTTTAGAGAAATCGTCTCCATCAAGACCAAACTCCAAAGTAACACCTTCCAGCATTTTCACAACCCATTTTGCAACGTCCATCACTAAGAAGTTTCCAGCAGGGATAGACAAAGTTTCGATAACTCTTACGGTTCTCAAAATACCAGCAACCTGTACACGAATGTAGTTACCGTTTGCATCTTTCAGCATGTCCAACAAAGCACCCTCAGTAGGGTTAATGAAAACCACGTTAGGTCTGAATTTCAACAAACGCATTTGAAGGATAGTGGCACGGATAGCATCGGCAAGATTAGGTTTTTCAACCATGTCATCCAAAGCAGTTGTTACATATCCACCTGCAACGGTCAAAACACCAGCAGGAACAGTAGAACTCAAAGTACCTGTCAAAAGCACATCTTCGATTTCTTCCATCAAGTCGATGTTCAATAGGCTTGTCATGTCAGCTTGGAATCCAGCGAAGTCTTTCAACATTTCACGAGATACTTTGGCACGTACAGCGATTTTTTTAGCTACTGTGCTTTCTTCTGCATATTCCCAGTCTTTCAAAGGCTTCAAAACACCTTCACCAATAAAGGCAGAGCCTCCATCTTCGTTGATGCGATTAATCCAGTAGATTGTACGAGAAGAGGTCATTCCTTTCAATAATTCAGGAAGGACAGCGTTTGGTTCACGAGGAGCAGCGTTGATACCAGGAACAACTTCATACGATAAAGCGTGTGTTCCGCTTGTAACATTTGCAGTAGTGAAAGCAGCAGCTTCCTTGTTCACTGTAATAACAGCTTTGCCAGTCTTACCAAAATCTTCAACTGTTTTGTCGAACAACTCTTTAGTAATCATAGCCGGATTGGCAACTTTGGTAGTTGTTTTGAACTTTTCCAAGTCCTTTGAGATTTCCAAACTGAAATCTTCCATTGCTTTTGTCATGTCCTCTTTAGAGAGAACGTTATCGAATTTTTTCTCGATTTCTTTTTTCAAAGTATCGATGCTTGCGGTCATTTCCTCTTTCGAGATGCCTTCTTTAAGTCCGCTTTTGAAGGTAGTAAGCATTTCTTCAAATGCTTTTTTCATTTCTTCATTCATTGTGCTAATTTTTTAAATGTTTGCTTAATAACTCTTTAAATTCACCTAAATCAATAGTGTCGGACTGACGGCTATCTTCATTATCTTGTTGAGTGGCTTCCACCGGCTCGGTAATTTCTTTTACTGATATTGTAGGGGTCGCATAGTTACTACCTTTCACTACTGCACTACCCTCTACCATTTTTGCTTCCGTTACTGCCCAAAAGTAACCTCTTGAATCGGCTTCTTCTTTGTTGGCAATCTCTGGGTAATATTTATCCCATGCTGCTTTTTCTTCTTGGTAGTATTTCTCGTCTGAATCTACGCACATTTCAAGGTTTACATAGCGCATTCCGACTGAATGCTCTTTTACGTACCCTTTTGCGTATTGTTCGAACATGAAAGGGTTTCTATCCTTGCTTATCTCGGCATCAAACACCAACGCTTCGGTAGTACCCTTAAAATTAAAACCTAAATCAGACCATGCGAACTCTTTTATGCTTGCTTTAACGGTGTCCGTGATTACGTTCTCGAACTTCATTTGATGTTCTTGCAGTAAGTAGGTTGTCTTTTGCTCCTTAACTGTCTTCTTCCAAATACCTTTCATGTGAACGTCCGAGTGGCTGTCCATGAGATTTGTAGTATTAATCACTACTTTCACTCGTAAACTGTCTTTTTTAAGCAAATCCGCACTCACTGTCGGCTCTGCTTTCACTACATCCCCTTTTTCAGTTACATAGCCCTCAATATAAGATACTGCATCGGCATGTTTATCGCTGCATTTCTTTTCGGCAATCAGAAGAGACTTATTGTCTTTCATAAACTTGAAAAGCTCTTCCTTTGTAGTGTATTTGCTTAAATCGGTCATTTCTTTACGATTTTATGGTTTTTGACGATATTATCTTTATCGTCTTTCAAATCCTGTATGTCTTTATCCGATAGTTTCATTTTTCTACTCTAAGTATGGTTCTAAAATAGCATCGAACTGCTCCTGTGTGATAAAATTCTTTTCCCTTGCAGGAGTTATAGCATTCATTACTTGCTGTAAAGCCGTTCCACTCTGTAAAAGCGACTCTTGGTAAAAGTCTAAATGTGACCAATCAGGCTTGTATTCCCATTCCCTCTCAGGCATTCCGACCATTCTCTGAATATCCTCGAAGCGCACTGTGCCTTCTGGTATCATTGTTCCTGTATAAAACTCCTTTCGACCCTCTGGCATTGCTTTAAAACGAGGTTCAAGGGCTTGATATACATTCGGTATACCAAAACGTTTACCAATCTGTAAAATAGCCGATTGGTGGTTCTCAGGCAACTGCATGTCGATAATCTTACTCGTTAGAGGAATATAGCTCGCTGCGCCTTTGGTTACTATGTATTTTAGCTGTTCACGGAGACCTCCGTACTTCTTCAAGCTCTCTTGAAGGCTTTTTTTCTCACTTTCCAAGAAAGGTGCTGAAAGCATGTCAATGTCTTTAGCCCCTTGTCCGATAATTCCCCTCGCTCCGCCATCAGCGATAAGCTGAGTTGTCATTTCACCGATACTCAGGCATGTGGAAATTGCTTCCGATAAGCCCGATAATCGGCTGATGCCATAGCTTGCATCAAAGTGATTATAGAAATCGTTATCTTTAAAAACAAATATCTCGTCAGTCTCCAATCGCATCACGTCCCCACTCCATGTCGAGATGTTGTAGTAGTCTACTTCTCTCTCAAAGTTCCGAGTTGTCTTGTTAGACATTTGAGGGAACACTAAATGATTAGGTATGACGTAGTAGTAAAACTTATTCAGTCCTATCAACTTCATTTTGTAAACGTAGCAAACACCGTAAACGCTTGCATACGATTCCACCATGTTGTTGAAGGTGCGGAAGTTCTGGTATTCGTTGAATTTCTTAACTAGCTGTAAATCGCTCTTTACAATAGCATTCGTTACCTTTCGACCTTTTTCATCCCTTGCCCATAAGTTCAAGTTGCTGATAGCATCGGCTCTAAGGACTACGCAAGATTGGACAATTGAGGATTTATTCAGAGCATCCATCTGACCTGCAACGGTCTTGGTATTGACCTCTACACCGCTACCTCCAAGAACCAGACTCATAAGTCCGTTATTACCTGCCAGTGTTAGTACTCCGTCTGTGACTGATGCTCCAGTGTTAAATCCCATGTGTCTTAATCTATTTAAAGTGCAAATATATAGATTTTTTCGATAACTTTACTATAATCGTAAAAAAATCTTATATTTAAACATTATTAACTATTTGAATAAATACTTCAGGGCTTCTCTATATTCTGCCTTTTTAGTTGCTATAAATGCTACCGCTTCTTCCTTTGTAGGGAGAAGTTCCAAATCATACCCGAAGTGTCGGATATATGAAATCCTTATCCACAGAAAGCGTTTCATTACCATCGTGTAGTGGACGTGGTGTACCACGAAAGTATTTTTGACGTACTCCCGATAAAAGAACAGCTTGTTTAATTTTTTGCGTAGTTTCATTTTTAAATATTTATTAGCCACCTATAGAAATACCAGAAGCAATAGCCTACTGAATCCCAAAAGTGGTTGAAGTTATCAATTGGAATGTTTGTTTGTCTGCCTTCAATGACTTGGTAGCAGTAATTCTGTGCTTCACGCATTACGTTCACGTCACGTACTATGTGAAGTCTGAAACGGTGCATAAGTGCTATGCGGACAGTGATACTTGGCTTCTTGACCTTAACGAACTGCCACCCCAAGCCCCTTTGTAGCGATATGCTGTTCAAATCCCTTACGAACTGTATATCCTTGTACCTATCAGCACTATCGCAAGCTATGACTATCTCTGCTATCTCCATCCCCTCTATCTCCTTGCCACTGTCGTTGATGTACCAGCCAGCTTCTGCCTTGCGCCTTGCTATCTCCATGTTGATTTTAGGCTCTATCACATCAAAGAGTGTGTCATCATCCTTAGTGGCTTGATAAGTCAGGGCTTCCATGTAAGCATCTTTGCTACGGACGTTCACCCCAACTCTCGTAAGTACACTCTGGTCAGACACATACCCAAAATCAATCGCAAGGTTCACACTGTCCATACCGGTTTCAGGAAACTCGTCAATCCACAACGGATCAAATATAGCGCCCTCTTTAGCAGCAGGAACGCCTTCACCATAAACGAGCCAATACCATTTGTTAGCAGTGCCAGCTTTTACGTTAGTCTCATTCTCCCTACGGTAGAGATGTGCTTCTTCAGGTTTACAGTTATCGGGTTTTTCGGGCTTGTCCCATACCCGGACATAAAAGCCACCCCGTATCTCCATGTGGCTGTCATCGAAGTGCCAGGGGCAATAGCTCTCAATGTTCGAAACGATGTTATCCGAGAGGTGCTTATTGTCTAAGTACGAGGTTCGGGTAAAGAGGGTGTTAAATTCACTCTCCATACCAAATATCCAGTGGTCAGTATAGCTCGGGTTCCAGTCGAATATGGCTAACTTCTCACAACGCATTAGCAGCCCGTTTACGCGCTGTTTGTCATTCACCTCTACAATCTCATTGAAGAAGCATATATCGGTACGTGGTGGCTGCTTGTTAGGCTCAGGTAAGCCCATAAACTCAATCGTGTTACCATAGAGCTTTATTCTCGGATTAGGGTATTCGGTAATCTCGCAGTTCTCATAAACGCCCATCATTTTGAAACACTCCACGAAATCCTTGTAGGTGTATTTCCTACAGTCCACAAGAGTTTCACGAAGCACGGCTATGTACAATCCTTTGTTCAAGTTGTGGTTGCAGAAGGTGTAAATGAACTGAATGGCCGAATAAGTTTTACCGGAACGCGAACTTCCCTGATTGGCTATCTTGACTAAGGCTTTACGTCCGTTATCGGGGTTGACCTCTGATTTGTTCTGTGAGTAGAACAAAGCCATTTGGTTGAAAAGCTCGTTTGGTTGGAAATTCATAATATCTCAATTTTATATTTCAATTCCCTATACTCTCCGATCTTAGTCTTCACTTCTCCGGTTGAACACTTAAAGGCATGTTCGGGGTTTAGCATGAAGTCAT